TATCTGCGTGAATGGGGTGACCTGCGCCAACAGTTGCTGGGCACCTCAAACTTTTCTTTGGGTTTCAATAACCTGGGGCTCGCGATTCGCCCTTGGTTTCAGACGCTACAGTCGTGGCATTCATTCTTTCCTGAAGTGGCAGGGTACATTCATTCCTCCTCTTTCACTGGTGTGAAGGAAGAGATCTCTTCCACTTCCCGATACTGGACCGGGTCGCATCTTGATTCCATGTCTGACACTCTCTTTGATGATATAGTTGGAGCTACCTATGAGGCCGTTCGTCCTCAGTACGCCCAATCACGACTATCCTCACCGGAATATCTTTACAAGCAGTGGATCAAGCGGTATAACATGGGTTTTGGTTTCGGTGTTCGCGGGAGGTTCAATCGCCTCAAGCAATTAACGCGCGCCGCCACCATCCAGACCATGGGGGGTAAACATTCATTCATCACTGCTTGGAAGAAAGTATTTGCTTTTGGTGGGAAGATTTTAATTCCCGCGCCAGTCTTTACCAAGTTTGAGACCCTCAAGCCATCGAAGGCTACCTTGAGAGCGGTCCGGACTGTAGTTGGTTCTGCTTTTCCTCATCAGGTCATCTCTGCTATCTTTAATTTCAAGCCCAACCACAATTTCAAACCTTGGTCCACACCCATGAAGGTGGGAATGCCGATAAATGGCCAAAATTTTGACAAATTGTGGAGGGTGCTGTCCTCACACACACGTGTGTGGGCGGGTGACATGACTGCTTTCGACTCCAGCCAACCTCCAATCGTTATGAGGATCGTGGCTGAAGTCAGGAAAAGGGGGTTCGAAACCCACAGGGATTATGCGAAGATTTGCCAACTGATAGACTTGGCATATGAGCAACTCCTACATCACCCCATGGGTTTCAAAAATTTTGGGGACATAGCCGGCAAAGACCAGGGCTTCACTACTGGCCATTCATCCACCACTCCCGACAATTGTTTAGCACTCGTTATAAACTATTTGTATGCTTGGCGCGTGGTGACGGGACTGCGCGCGAGGGAGTTTTTCAACTACAACACACTCGTTAATTTTGGAGATGACCACCTTTTGGGGTGGGAACCTGTCTTTGGCTG